CTGTGCGGTGATGTCGCCTACCGTGCATTGCAGGGTACGGAAAAAATGGGTGACGGCAAGGTTTTGGTCCATCCCGACCACCTCAATCTGTTTACCGGCAAGGGAGGCGCTCCCACCGTTGCAAATCTTGGCGCGGTCGTGACGGGCATGAAAACCCAGCAGGACAGTTTCGGCAAAATCATTACCGTCCTCCCCAAAATATTCCTTTCCGGCGTGGGGATGGAAGTTGCTTGCGAGCAGTTTTTCACCACCCAGTTGCAGGGCGTTTCCATCATCGGCACGCAGGCGCAGCCGCTGGTGAATAACCCCTATGGCGGAACCTATTTCAAGCGGGTCTATGACCGCCGATTTGACGAACTCGCGCCCAATTCCTGGGTTTTGGCTGCCCTGCGTGGCACTGTGACCGTGTTCTTTTTGGGCGGGGAGCAATCCCCGTACATCGAGAGCAACGACAATTTCGACACCGACGGTTTTGAATCCAAGGTCCGCATGGACGTGGGTGCCAAAGCCATGCGCTGGGCAACCCTCGCCAAGGCTACGGCGTAACCCGCAACAGAACACCGGAGAACGACAATGCAAAATTATATTCGTGACGGTCGCTGCATCGACATTACGCCCACTGCGGACGTGATCGGCGGTGACATTGTGGTGCTGCCCGGCATGATCGCCATTGCCAGCACCGATATTCCCGCCGGTGTAACCGGCTCTGCCGTGTCCCACGGCGTTTTTGCACTGCCCAAGGCCGCCGAGGACCTCGCGCAGGGCGCGCGCGTGTATCTGGCTGCCGCCGTGGAGGGCGAGGTTACCACCTATACCGCCACGGCTACGGCTGGGGCCATTTTCGCCGGTATCGCCTGGGCGTCTGCGGCATCTGCCGATGATGTTGTGCAGGTAAATATCAATTTCGGCGCGCCGGTTGCCGCCGCTGACGCTTAGTCTTCCGCCGCCCATACCCGCCGGACGGGGCGGGGTGTGTTCTCCTTTCCGCACCCCGCCCCACTAGAGGAGCCACTGATGCCGCGTATCAACTACAAAAAATCCCTCGGTGTTCCCGCCAGTCTGGCTCTGGTCGCCATGCTCACCTTTTACGGCGTCAGTCAGGATACGGCGCAGGAAACAGCCCAGCAGGCAATCACCACCGTTGAGCAGTTTGAGGGCTACGTGCCCGAGGCCTACCGCGACCCTGTGGGCATCTGGACCAAATGTTTTGGCGACACCACCAACGTGACCCCCGGTGCAAAATACTCGTTTGCGGAGTGCTCCAAATCGCTCAACGACCATTTTATTGAAACATCCGAGCCGGTCATGCGCTGCGTGCCTGATCTGGCAAAACAACCCCCGCGCGTGATCGTCGCCATGTTGGACATGGCCTATAATATCGGCCCCGGTGCGTTCTGCAAATCCAGCGTTGCCCGGTACGCCCGCGCTGGCGAGTGGACGGCTGCCTGCAAACGGATAGCCGAAATTTACAAAACAGCCAAAGGCGTGCCGCTGCCGGGCCTTGAGGTGAGGCGCAATGCCGAGTCTGAAATGTGCCTGCAGGGCCTGCGGGAGGGTAAATAGATGGGATTTCTCGTTTCTCTGCTCTCTAAATTTACGGGGGCCATCCCCTTTCTCGGTCCGCTGTTGGCACCGCTCCTGACTTCGCTTTTCACGCGTAATTCAGAGGTGGAGGAAACCAAGGCAAAGGTCGAACTGGTTGAGGCGGAGGCATTCAAACAGGGGCGCGTTAGCCCGCGCTATGCCCAGCGCTATGCCATTGTTGGAGTTTTTGTCCTGCTGGCGATTGCGTTTGTCGTGGCTCTATTCATGCCCGGCGGCGGCGCTGAAATACGCGCCGGGCTGCGCGACCTGCTCAATATTGGCGGTGAGGCACTCAAAATACAGGGGTACTAGCGTGCAGATTATTACCGTCGAAATAGTACAGGCACTGACGCCATCAGCGGTTATCGCCTATTTTTGGTGGTCATTCCGCACATGGTTTCGCGCGCATCAGCGCAGCCACGAACAGATAGCCGAGTCTAACCGGGCGTTGACCGAGGCTATTGAAAACCTCGCCTCCAAATACGGTTCAAAGGAATCGGTGCGCCGGGCGCACAACCGCATTGATGAGGTTGAGGGCACAGTTTCGGAGCACGGAGAACGCCTGTCAATCGTTGAAACCAAACTAAAAACGGCGAGGTAACCATGTCCCTGCTTAAATTTGTTTTGGTTTTTGTGGTCGCGTTGGTTGTTGTTCCTGCGGTTACGGGCGGTATTGCCGTGTATGTGGGCTGGGCTGACAGTTTTTGGCCTGTGGCCCTCACTGCCCTGGGCATCGTGGCTGTCATTATCATCGCGTTGGGCTGGTTTTTTGGCAAATTGTGCGTGGTCGCCTAGGGGTTAGCCGTGGCAGATTTTGAATTTCACGTAAATGCGGAATCGGCGCGCAAATTTTTAAATACCGAGGCCGACACCCTGCGCAACGGGTCCAGCCGTCTGCGGCTGGCTGTCAGCCGGGCTATTAATCGCACCATGGCCCACATGCGGACGGTCATTAGTGGGCGAATCCGCAAAACGTACAACGTGAAAAAATCGGATCTGGACGCCTCGCTCAAAATCATCAAGGCCAAGGCTGGTAAAAACCCCAGCGGCGGCCTTAGCTGGTCATCTAGGTCGAGTCTGCCACTGTCAATGTTCGGTGCTAGGGCTGGCAAAACGTATGTTTCCGTCCGGGTGCTCAAGTCCAGCCGGGCCGCGCGCATTCAGCCCGGCGGCAAACACGCTATTGCGGCAACGTCAAAGGGCCGCGCGGCTGTCTGGATCGCCAAAGGTCACGTTATGGCCCGAATAGAGGACGGTTCAAGCCCGATTGTGCTGTATGGACCTAGTTTTATGAGTTTTTTCAATGGCCCCGGCGTTGGCGAGGGTTTACGCGATGAAGCGCAGGCGTGGTTTGAAAAACGCCTGCCGCATGAGGTCGAGCAGGCAATTCGCGGCGGCACCAAATTTGGGAGAGGCTAACCATGGCAAACGAATTTTTGGATACATTAGAGGGCGATACCGCCACAGTGTTGGCGGATTCCCTGGGCGGCGCGGAGGACGTGGATCTGTTGCCGGGCGGCGACGCCAGCGCGGCGGTCAACCTGCGCGGGTTTTACGGCGGCGCGGGTATGGAGAGCGCCCCTGCGGGCGCAACTGCCCCGGTAATCGGCATCACGCCCATGCTGCACATTCCGCTGGTTGCCATCACTACCGCAATTGGTCGGCAGTTGTCCCGGCGAGACGTTCTGGTTGTGCGCAACCGGCGCTGGCGTCCGCAGGATCCCAGAGACGACGGGCAGGGCCTGCTTGCCTGCAAACTGATCGAGGCCGGGGAGGCTGTGGACAATGGCTAGCGTTCTGCCCCTGCATATGCGCGCCCTGATCCGCAGGGGCATGGTTGCCGTTTTTCTGGCAGATGCTGGCATTACCGCGAGCATGGGCGACAGGATTTTTCCCAACCGGGTTGAACAATGGTGGGCCGAGGAATTGCCCGCAACTGGCGTCTATACTCTGCACGAGGAAAACGTAGAAACGGACAAAAACCCCGATCCCGAGGAGCGCAAACTCACCCTCGCCGTTGAGGTGTTGGCCCAAGCTACGGAAAACATGGACGACCAGCTAGACTCGCTGGCGCTGCTGGTTGAACGGGCCATGAGCATTGACGCCCTGGGCGCTGCCATGACCGCTATTGTTGAGGCCAAACTGGGGCAAACCCTCGCGCGAGACAGCCAGAACCGCAGCCCGGTTGATGCCGCACTGCTGCGCATCCGGCTGACGGGAACGGAAACGGGCATTGCCGTTGATGGCGAGCGGCAAACGGGAGTTTCTACGCTGACGTTTGATGTTGAATATCAGGCCCCGGTATTTCCGGCTGACCTCGCTGATTTTCTGCTGGGCTGCTCTGGCTGGGATGTGGTTCCCGCCGACGGCAATATTGAAATGCACAGCCGGGTGGAATTTCCGCCCGCCACAACGGAGTAAATATGGCACACCCTACCACAGTTTCTGTGCGGCCCGCGTCGGGGTTGAAAATTCGCGACCCCGAAACCGGTCACTACCTGCCCGAAACGGGCCAGATCGTACCGCGCACGCCGTTCTGGCTGCGCCGCCTCAAAGATGGCGACGTTGTTGAGTGTGCGGCAATCATCGGCACCGCTACTGCGGAAACGGAGGCGTAACCCATGACCATTGCATTCCCCACTCTCTCCGACACCATCCGCGTTCCGTTTGCCTATGCGGAATTTTACCCCATGGTGCTCTCTGATGATGCGTCGGTCATGCCCTACACCGTGCTGCTGATCGGGCAAATGACAGGCACCGGCGTTGCAGAACCGTTGACGATACAGCGGCCCATGAGCGCGGGCGAGGCTGCCAAAATGTTTGGTCAGGGCAGCATGGCGGCGATGATGTGCGCCGCATATTTTAATGCCAACACCATCACAAAAATGTTTTGCATCGGCGTGGAGGACGCTGCCGAGGGCACAGCCGCCGAGGGTGCTGTTACCATCAATGGCACCGTAACCAGCGCGGCACCGCTCTGCCTCTACATCGGCGGCACCCGCGTGCGGGCCTCGGCCCCCCTTGGCGCTACCGCCGCGCAGATTGCCGACAGCATGACCACGGCTATAAACAGCGACAAAACCCTGCCCGTATCTGCCACGTTTAGCGGCGGGCAGATCACCCTCACCGCAATTCATGCGGGCGAGTGTGGCAACGACATTGATCTGCGGCTCAACTATGCCGACGAAACCATGCCCAGCGGCATCACTGCCACGTTTACGGCTATGACCGGCGGCACCGGAAACCCCGACCCAGCGCCCATCATCGCCGCAATGCAGGACGAACAATATCACGTTATCGGCATCGGCATGACCGACACGGTAACGCTCACAGCGTTGCGGGATGAGCTGGACGACCGATGGGGGCCAATGCGCCAGATTGACGGTCAGGCCCTCATGGTCAAACGCGGTACGTTTGGCGTGTGTACCACGTTCAGCGGTGCGCGCAATGACAAACATCTGACCGTGATTCCCAGCGAGGGTTCACCCACCAACCCGTGGGAGGACTGCGCCGCCTGCGTGGGCATTGTCGCCTACTACGGCAACAACGACCCCGCGCGCGGTTTCAACACGCTGGTGGTCCCCGGCGTGCTGGCCCCTGCCAAAGCCGACCGCTGGGCCAATTACCCGGACAAAAACCAGGGCCTGTACGAGGGTTTGAGCACCCGTTTTGTCAACGCCAGCGGCAAGGTTTGCCTGCAAAAACTGATTACCACGTACCGACTCAATGCCGCCGGTGCTGACGACGACGCTTTTTTGAGCCTCAACAGCCCGCTCACGCTCTCCTACCTGCGGTACGACTGGAACAACTACCTCAAACTCAAATACCCGCGCCACAAACTGGCTGGCGATGCCGACGCCGGGCGGTTTGACTCCACCCAGCCTATTATGACCCCCAGCCTGGGCAAAAGCGAAGCGATTGCCCGCTGCGCCGACGTATGGGTGCCGCAGGGGCTGGTAGAGGGGCTGGACGCGTTCAAAAAATCCATTTTGTGCAGCCGCAACGGCGACAATCCTAACCGGCTGGACTGGATGTTTGAGCCTGATCTGGTCAACCAGTTTGAAATTGCTGGCACGCTGATCCGCCACATCGTCTAAAACAGCGCATCCCCCTGGCCCTGCGTTGGGCCGGGGGTGACATATGAGGAGGCATTATGGCTAACGGAACTAACAACCGCCGCGCCGGACGAATTTTCGTCAAAGTGGACGGCACGCAGTACGACGCCAAGGGCGATTTTACCTACGGTTTGGGCCTGCCCAAACGCGAGTCAATCGTGGGCAGTGACGGAGTGCATGGCTACAAAGAAACTCCCCAGGTGCCGTTTATTGAGGGGGCGTTTACTGACAGCTCTTCTCTGGACCTCGCTACGCTGCAACAGATCGACAACGCCACCGTTACTCTGGAACTGGCAAACGGCAAAATCGTTGTGCTCTCTAACGCGTGGTACGCCAGCGAGGGCAATGTCAGCACTGGCGAGGGCGAAATCCCCGTGCGGTTTGAATCGCGCAAACAGGGCGTTGAACAAAATTAGGAGACACTATGGAACTGCCGATCAAAATCACGCTGGAAAAACCGGTCAAACACGGCGAATCGGAAATTTCAGAGCTTGTCATCAACCGCGAGATGGTCGCTGGCGACCTGCGCGGCATCCGGGTCGAAAACATGACGTTTGACGACATGTATCTGGTTGCCTCACGCCTCACGGGCGTGCCGTTGAGCGTTATTTTGCAAATGCGAATGGGTGACACTCTCAAACTGACCGATGCCATCGGCGTTTTTTTCGACAATGGCCGGTAGACTGGGCCGATTGCCTGGGCATGCTGGCCTATTTGTTCCACTGGGCGCCGGAAAGCCTCCTGCGTTTGACCGCTGCTGACCTCAAATTTTGGGCGGAGCGGGTCGAAAACGTCAAAAATGCGCTGAAACGAGGGTCCGAAAATGGCTGACAATAGTTCAAAAACATCGCGGTTTGACCTGATTTTCGGTGCGGAAAACAGGCTATCCGGCCCGTTTGCGGCTATGCAGCGCAGTGTTGAGCGTCTTTCCGAGGGGTTTAACCGCATGGGGGCCAGTGTCGGCAGGTTCTCGGCGGCATCTGGCCTCGGGCGGCTCGCTGCCGGACTGTCTGGCGTCACGCAGGGGTTTAGATCTGCGTATTCCGAGGGTACGGCTGCGTTTCAGAGTATGGCTGGCATGGCTGGCAAGCTCAGCATGGTGATGGGCGCTGCTGGCGGTGGCGCACTGGCGCTGGCCCACAGTACCGCGCTGGCAGGTGATGAGGCTGCAAAGGCGGCTGCGCGCGCTGGCGTGAGCATCGCCGTTTGGCAGGAGTACCTCCACGCCGCCGATCTGTCCGACGTTGATTCGGAGCAGCTCGCAAAGGGTTTTGTGCGCCTGCAAGGCATCGCGCTGGATGCCGCCAAGGGCGACAAAACGCAAATGAGTCTGCTTAAACTGGCTGGTATCAACCCCAAAAACGCCAAAGGCGAGGTCAAAAGCGCCGAGGGGTTGATGCTTGAACTTTCGGACAAGGTGAAAGCCCTTATGGACGCGGGCCAGCAGGGTAAAGCCACCAATTTGATTGCAGATATGTTCGGCGAGCGTGGAACAAAACTTATGCCGTTGCTCGTTGGCGGCAGCGCTGCCCTCAAAGAAATGCGCGGCGAGGCTTACAAGCTCGGGCTGGTTTTTTCTGAAAATGATGCTCATGCCAGCGAGGAATTTAATGACAACCTGACCAGAGCAGGCAAATCCATTAAAGGGTTTGGCTATGGTATTGGTAAATTATTATTGCCATTTATGTCAAAAATTGTCGAAAAGTTTACGGCCTGGGCAGTCTCCATGCGCGAGGGCATGGGCACTGGTTTTGCCGAATGGGCGCAGCAGCTCACCGCCAACGTAGATAACATCTGGGCCAGCATAGAATCTGGCCTGGGCACCATGGGGAGATGGGTAAAAAATATCCAGACCGTTGTTGAGTGGCTGGGCGGCTGGGGCAACGTGCTCACTGGTTTGGCGGTTATCATTGCCAGCAAATTTATTGTGAGCCTGGGCATGCTGGCGCTGGCGTTTGGCAAATTGGGGCTGGCAATTTTAACCACCCCTGTGGGTTGGTTTTTGGCTGCAATTGCTGCCATCGCCGGGGCTGTATACCTGATTTATCAAAACTGGGGAGCAATCGCAGGCTGGTTTTCAGCACAGTGGGCCAGCGTGCGCGATGCGTTCAACCAAAACTGGATGCTGGGCATTGTGACCGTGCTCAACAAATTCAATCCTGTGGTGCTGGTTGCCAAGGCCATAAACGCAATGGTCAGCTATTTTACAGGCATAGACCTGTTCTCCATTGGTCAGGCGTGGATTAACAGCCTATGGGCTGGCATGTCGCAAAAATGGCAGGATTTAAAGGGGTGGGCCAGCGGTCTGGCTAATTCCGTAAAAGGATTTTTTGGGGGATCATCCGGGTCGGCCCCCGCTGCGGGCATGTCCGGCCCTTCCGCACCTGCCGTCAACCTCGGCCCTACGGTATCCAGCCTGCAGCAATCCAAAACCGAGCACGTCGAGCGCCAACAGCTAGATATCAGGGTGAGCAGCCCGAATGGGACGCCGCTCGGCGCGACAATGACCGGCGGCAACCCCAAAAATGTTTCTCTCACAGGTCAGCAGATGGGAGGCGCAGGCACATGGTAGCCATCAGCAGCACCGCAATTTCTGGCAACGCAACGGGCTGGCGCGCCAAACTGCGCACCGCCAGTTTTCGCGGTGTTGAATTTGGCGTCACCGATGCCGAGGGCGAAGGCGGGCGCCGCACCGTGCTGCACGAGTTCCCGCAGCGCGATTTGCCCTATGTTGAGGATATGGGGCTGGCAACCGCAAAATTTACGCTGCAGGCGTTTGTGCTGGGTGCCGATTACATGGACAAGCGCGACAAGCTCAAAGCCGCGCTGGAAAAACCCGGCGCAGGCACGTTGGTGCATCCGTGGTTGGGTGAGTTGCAGGTGGCGCAGGGTGGCCCCTACAAACTGCACGAAACCGCGCAGGATGGCGGCATGGCAGTGTTTACGCTGTCATTTGTGCGGTCTGACGCACCTATCAGCCCCACGGGCACGGTCAACAGCAGCCGCAGCGCAAAACTTTTTGGCAACGCCGCCGGATCCCAGGCGTGCAGCTCATTCGATAAGGCCTTTACGATCACCGGGCAATCGGCCTGGGTTGTTACGCAGAGTTTTGCGCTGGTCACAGACTCGCTCGCAACGGTTCAGCAGGTCATGCACGGCAATATGTCTACAATTACCTCGCTGCTGGGCGCTGCCACGGGCTATCAGTTTGGTGCCCTGGGGTCCATGGGCCTTGCCATTTGGTCAGCAATGCAGTCTATGCCGCTCTCTGGCGCAGACAGCGCCGACACCGCGTCAAAATGGTGCGATGTTGCCCAGCGAGACGTTGAAATTGCAGATCCGCCCAACGCCGGGCAGTCGCGCCAGCTCATCCTCACCAACGCCAACGCCGTGAATACGCTAATCACGCGGCTGGCTGCGGTTGAGGCTGGCACCGCAACGGCTGATGCCACGCCAGCCAGTCAGGCCGCTGCCACTGATCTGCGTCACGACCTGACTGACGCCGTGGACACCGCGCTGGACGCTGCCTACGAAACCGATCTCTCCACAGCTAACGGCGCTGAACTGGCTGTAGATGCGGACAATTTCGCGGCCTCGGTCACAGATATGCGCGTGCAGGCGTTGGCAACGGTAGCCAGCGCCGCGCTTGCCGCACCCGAGGTTGTGGAGGTTGCCACAGCCCGCACGTTGCCCTGGTTGTTTTTGTCGTGGCGATACGGCGGCGGAACAATTGCCAACGAGTCAGATATGGTTGACCGCAACGGCGTTGTGCATCCGCTGTTTGTTCCTGCCGGGTCGTTGGAGGTGCTCCGTGGCTGAAACGTACCCCATTGACCCGATCACCCTGCGCATTGATGGCGTGGACTGGACCTACTGGCAGACCGTGGAGATCACCCGCGCCGTTGATGCCGTGGCGGGCAGTTTTGCGCTCGGGCTGGTTGAGCGCTGGGGCGACAGTCAAAGCGGCATGCAGAGCCTGCCTATAGCTGCCGGGCAGAGCTGCGAGGTGCTGATAGGCTCCGATCAGGTCATAAAAGGGTATATCGACAAAGTGTCCTCGGCATTCTCCGCCGCTGGGCACGTCATAACCGTCACCGGGCGTGATGCCAGCGCGGATCTGGTAGACTGCTCTGCCATCCACAAACCCGGTCAATGGTCTGGCCTCACCTGCGCCGGTCTGGCAAAAATTTTAGCCGCTCCGTTTGGTGTGGCAGTCTCCACCGAGGGCGACGTGGGCGCGGTGCTGCCCACGTTCAAACTGGAACCGGCGGAAAAAGCCTTTGATGCACTGGAACGCGCCCTCAACCAGCGCGAGTGCTTTGCCTGCCCCGATGGGAAAGGCGGAATGGTGATTCTTAAAATCGGCAGCCGCACCAGCCAGGGCAATTTTAAACAGGCCGTCAATATTAAGGAAGCCAGCCTGGAATGCGACATCAGCAAACGCCACAGTATCTACATTGTTCAGGCTCAAAAACCGGGCAATGACAATGAATACGGCGTGGCAGCCTGCGCGGTTACGTCGTCAATAACCGATGAGGCCGTAACCCGTTATCGCCCCATGCTCATCAAGGCCGAAAACAGCGCCGATACCGGCACCGCCCGTCAGCGTGCAGCGTGGGAAAAAACCGTGCGCGCTGGTCGGTCTGTGACCGTTCGCGTGGTTGTGCAGGGGTTCCGTCAGCTCGGCGTAGGTTCGGAGCAAAACGGCCCGCTGTGGGAAATAAACTCCATGACAGAGGTTGATATTCCCTACCTGCGCCTGCAACAGCGACTGTTGATTAGCAAGGTCGTTTTCAAACGCAGTATCCAGAGCGGTAGCACGACAGAGATTGAGCTGCGCGACCCGGCGGCGTTTCAGCCGGAACCGAAAAAACTGAAAGACACCACGGGCGGCGGCAGTAAGAGCAACCTGACTGTAGAGAAGGAAATGGACATTCAGACGCGCCTCGCAAGTGACGCCAACAATGCCAACAAGGGAGTAAAAAGGTGAGCACTCACGAACTCGCTGCCCGCCTTGAGCGTCTTGGTAACCGGCTGCGCGGCATGGTGGCCCGTGGCGTGGTCAATCTGGTTTCCGACGGCCTCAAAATGCAGGCCCAGCAGATCCAGTTATTGGATGGCGAAACCGTGGACAACGTGGAACGCGCCCAACAATACGGGTTCACAAGCGTGCCTCACGCTGGCGCAGAGTGTTTCGTGGTGTTTGTTGGCGGTGGGCGTGAGCACGGCATCATTCTATCGGTAGACGATCGGCGCTACCGACTCAAGGGGCTGAAAAATGGCGAGGTAGCGCTGTATACCGATGAGGAAGACAGCATCGTTCTCAAACGGGAGAACACTATAGAAGTGACCACAAAAAAATACGTGGTCAAGGCCGAGGACAGCGTGGACGTGCAAACCAAACGCTACACCGTCACGGCGTCCGAGGGGGTGGAATACAACACCCCGTCCTACGGTTTGGGTGGTGAGGGCGGCTGTGCGGCTGCCATTAATGCTAATATGGCGATTGAGGGCAACACCACGCAGACCGGTGCGATAACGTCCACCGGCGATCAGGTCGCGGGCGGCGTCAGCCAGATGGGCCACACTCACACCGGCGTGCAGTCTGGCAGCGACACAACCGGAATACCCGTAGGGGGCGCGTGATGCTGCAGGATCTGCAACTGACATTTGACAGTACAACCGCTCTATTTGATCTGGTGCTCTCCGGGTCCAGCACCGAGGGTTTTGACCTGCAGGGCGACCAGGGGTTGTTCACGGCGGTGGTTGTCAGTCTGTTCACGGACGCCCGCGCAAACGACGACGATACCCTGCCCGACGAATCCGCAGGCCAGATTGAGGCGGAAAAGGACCGTCGGGGCTGGTGGGGCGATGCTATCCGAGAGGACGGCGACACCAGCGGACCTATCGGCTCCCGCCTGTGGCTGCTGTGGCGCGAGAAAGATCTGCCTGCTGTGGTTGTGCGGGCAAAACAGTACGCCGAGGAGGCGCTGGCGTGGCTAACGCCGCTCGGTTACGTGGTTTCCGTTTCTGCATCTGCTGTGCGCGTCGAAACGCGGCATATCGGTATCAGTGTTTCCGTTGCGCAGGCCGGGCAGGATACAGCCGATAGCACCTGGGTTTTTGAATACGATTACACAACCGCCCAGCCCACAACCGTGAGTCTGGGCACGACAGCCTAGGGGGCACTGATGAGCTGGGTACGCCCGACCATAAAAACGCTGGTTAATCGTATCAACGGCGATATTTCGGCGCGGCTGCTCGACGGCGGCACCATTTTGACCAGATCCGTGCTGGCTGTGCTGGGCAAGGTTTGGGCGGGCGCGTGTCACGGCATGTATGGTTTTTTTGCGTGGTTATTCCCACAGGTATTTGTAGACACTGCCGAGGCCGAATTTATGGAGCGGTGGGCGGCAGTGTGGAATATTACCCGGCTGGATGCCACCAGCGCCGTTGGTTCTGTTCTGCTAACAGGCACCACCGGGGCCGTAATCACTGCCGGAACCCTGCTCATAAACAACGCAACACAGCAGCAATACAGTCTGGATACCGACGCCACGCTAGCCGACGGGCAGGCCGTTGCGGCAATCACGGCTGTTGAGGCTGGTGCTGCTGCAAATTGCGATGCGGGCACAGAATTATCGCTGGTTGCGCCTGTCACTGGTTTTACCTCAACCTGTACTGTAGAGGCCGACAGCGACGGCGCGGGCCTCTCTGGCGGTGCAGACGTGGAGACGGACGACAGTCTGCGCGCCCGCCTGTTGGTTCGGCTGCGCACGCCTCCGCGCGGCGGTAGTGCTGCGGATTACATCACCTGGGCAAAATCAATCAGCGGCGTCACGCGCGCGTGGTGCTACCCGCTCATGATGGGACCGGGCACCGTGGGTTTGTGTTTTGTTACCGACAACGCCAGCACAGGCCCTATTCCCACGCAAACTATGGTCGATCGCGTGGCGGCCTACGTGGAAACAGTGCGTCCGGCGTCCATGGAGGGCGTGGACGTATTCGCCCCTACCCCGCTGGAAAACACCGTGCGCCTCAAAATTTCGCCGGATACCGAAACCATGCGCGCCGCCGTGGTGCAGGAGCTAGCCGACCTGTGGGCGCGTGAGGCGGAACCCAGCGCGACGCTGTACCTCTCGCACATCCGCGAGGCGGTCAGTCTCACCGCCAGCGAGATTGACCATACGCTCATATTGCCCACGGCGGACATTGTAGCCGATGACGGCGTGCTGCCCATGCTCGCGGTTGTGGAATTTGTAGGCAGTGACGACACGGTAACGCCCTATCCTGTAGGCGGTGCCGCATGAGCCAGTTAAAATCGCATAGCGATGGGGATTATCTGGATGCCCTGGTGGCGCTGCTGCCGCAAGGTGTTGCGTGGTCGCGTGAACCCGGTTCTCGTTTTGGTCTGCTGCTACAGGCCAGCGCCGACGAATTGGCGCGCATTGATGCCACTGCCAGCACGTTGCTGGATGAGGTCAACCCCCTCACGTCCATAAATGGGTTGGAGGACTGGGAGCGCGTGCTGGGCCTGCCTGATGCCTGTTTGCCAGCAGGCACAACATTGCAGGAGCGGCGCAGCGCGGTTCTTGCCAAACTGCGCGACACCGGGCGGCAGGATCTGGCATACTGGTACGAGGTCGCGGAAAGCCTCGGTTATGATGTGACAATAGAGGAACACTGGCCTTTTATTTGCGGCATCCATGAGTGCAGCGATCCCTCAAACCTGACCGAGGCAGAGGCGCAGGAACATCGCGAGTTTGGCTATTTGGCAGATCCCAACGTGCGCTATTGGTGGAATGTGATCGTACACGGCGACCGCCTGCTGGTGTTTCGATGCGGCGAATCACTCTGCCCGGAACGCCTGACCGACTGGACAGAGGCCACCAGTTTGGAATGCCTCATGCGCCGTGATCGGCTGGCCCACACGGTTTTAACATTCGACTACCGAGAGGAATAAAATGAAATATAATCCCCCGTCAGGCAGTGTAGGTGCAAATGATCCCTATGTCACCGGAAACGCTGTTACCAAAACCAAAGGCAGCCCGGTGCCTGCCGAGGCTGTTGAATATCCTCAACGCGAAATTGTTAATGCGCTCATCGCCGCCGAAATTGTGCCCGACAACGCCGACCTCACCCAGCTCACGCAGGCCATTGTTGCTCTGGCGCTGGGCGTCGTGCCCGGTATTGCCACGTCGCTGGTCAATGGCATCAGCCACCCGGACGGCGTGACACTCAAAATTGACACTGACGGCAAATTGTCCGTTGTCGCTGTCTCAAAATATGAGATCGGCGAGCTGTATTATTTCCGTCACCCCACGTTGAGAACTGGTTTTCAGCCTGCCCAGGGGGGGCTGATAACAGACGCTGCTACGCTCTACCCGGAAATTTGGGCCTATCTGCAAACATCAGAGGGCGCGCTGTTGTGCAAAACAGAGGAGGAGTGGCAGGCAATGACAACGGATATATGGGCAACCCTGGATGATGGCACTACCGTGGGCTGGGATGGCATCGGCGGCGCGCCATTTTATGTGCAGGATCTGGACGCCGGAACGCTCCGCATGCCCGACGTGCGCGGCATGGGCGCCGAGGCTGCCGGATTCGACTCTCTCGGCGTGGGAGATGTGCATGGGGACATGATGCGTGACATTGTCGGCACAATAATTGACACATACGGACCGTCGCAGTCTTTTAGTAGCGGACTCTATTCCGCAGACAATGGTCGCTCTGCGCCCTACGGCTCCGGCACGTATGCTAATGGCTCATGGGATATGCAGTTTGCTGCGCACCGCGTTGTCCCAACGGGCAACGCTAACAAATCGCGAGGATGGGGGGCGCTTGCCTGCGGCTACCTCGGCACTCCGGCATCATGATACGGCTGTCCCATGCACGCCTCCCACGCCGAGGGCTGACAATAAATTTTAGGAGAAAACATTATGGCAACTGCCTACCAGTACACTGCCGACGGATATTATGCCGGAAAAATAGACGACTACGGTTTGCTGCCCAATAACGCCACTCGCACGGCCCCCATCGTTGAGGACGGCAAAATACCTCATTGGACGGGTTCCGCGTGGGAGCAGGTGGAAAACCACCGTGGCGAGAGCGGATACGTCAACGGGGTGTTAACCACGATTGCCGAATATGGCCCGCTACCGGATGGGTGGAGCACCGTTGCGCCTGAAAAAACAACTGATGAGCTGTTGGCCTCCCTGCGATCTGCCCGAGAGATGAAACTCTCCTCTATTTACGATCCAGCTATTTCGCAGCTCAACAGGGATAGCAGGCAGGCCACTACGGAGGCCGAGCAGGCCGCCATCGCCAATAAAATCGCCCTGTGGGACGCATGGGCAATTGCCCTGTGTAACCTGCCCGCGCAGGACGGCTCACCGTGGGACGGCGGCGGAGAACTGACACCGTGGCCCGCAGTGCCCACCGTGGAGTAGCCATCATGTGCGCCACGGAATTGCCAACGGAATACTACGGGCAGGTGTTTACCGCACCTGCTGCGCCCAAAAATGACGCAATAACCGCCTATGGCCCGGCGCGCACGACGCTGATTCAGCAGTGTGTTTTTGATTTTCGCAACTGCCCGCAGGACCAGCAGGATGAGGTCATTGACGGCGTGAACGGCGCTGTGGTGCGCCTGCAGGGCTGCGTTATTTTGGGCGGCATCAAGGCCGCGCTGGCGGGAAACGGCGACACCCCCGGCAGTGATGTACGTTACGCCAATTGGGAATTGGAAAACTGCGTTATCATCGGCTCCGGTCGGCGCTGCCCCGAGGCGCAGGACGGCGCGGCAGTGACCATGCGCCGATGCTGGGTGCATAATTGGGGCCGGGCGTTTGATGTGCGCACGTTTGGCGCGTGGGCGCACCGTGGCAGCCTGATTGCTGCAGAGGATTGTCTGTTTACCCAGTCCTCATTTTGGGGGCCGGGCATCTGGAACACGTTTGTGGATCTGGGCAACCACATCGGACAGGCGGTAAATGACAACGGCCTCGCCGCACTGCTGCGCCCGCGCACATATCTGCCCGGCGTGTGCCGTGGGCTGACTGCCAGCACTGGCGGGCAAACGCTGGCGACCCGCTGCTATCGCAACAAACGCTGGATCCGCGTTGACGGGTGCAACGCCTATCTGGACCGCGATCAGGCTCGGGCAGTTGTGGGTACTATCGCCAACGCCTGCCCGGACGTGACAAAATATTTAGGGCAAGATCTGGAAGCGTTTTTTGATGATGTCATATGTTAATGTAATATACTGATTTTATATTATATTTACGCGATTACGGCGGGGTTTCGGCCCCGCCTATTTTATTTATTTGAACAATTTTTTATTTTTTACACATTATTTATTGCAGGAATATTGACAGTAGTTCAGGTGAGGCGTATTTATGAATCAACGAGAGCGGGAAAGGCTCTCAAACAAAACACAACAAACCACCGGAGTACGAACATGAGTAGCTACAACGCCGATAACATGGAGCGCTTTTTGGGCAGCGAATGCAACGACCGCAACGCCGAAATTGTGGGAACCTATCTCGTCAATAACGGCTGGACTCTGGAAATACCCGAGGGCGAAAACCAGTATCGTGCATACATTGAGGAAGGCGACGAATGGCGCGAAATGAGCGAACAGGAGTGGCAGTGCGCGCTTGCAGAGTGTTTCAGTTAGACAGTATATTCCCCACACTAGTGGGGATAGTAAACTCAACAAGCAGGGGAACAGTCATGCGCGGGATTTATATCAGAACGAGGATAGCTGGTAGGCGTTCAGAGATCGTAACAGAATTTGCAGGGCGGACAGATTTTTTTAGGTATGCGTGTGAGGTTAGGCCAGATGCGGGACTCTCCTCGCGTTTGAATATTGACCAAATCTGCGAGGCGCTGGAGGATTGCGGCCCAGGGTTTGGACAGCGTACACATAGCCGCATCAGCGCAGTTGATGCAAAAAAAATTGAGAGCGACTAGCGAATTGAAGACTTGCCCGCCTATATTCGCTGGAACCAGCGGGCAAACCGAATGCGAGGGGAAAATGGATTTTAATAGCTTGGAATTGCTCAAATCTGAGTTGGATTTATTTCACAATGTTGGCTGGCATCTAGTGAGATTTGTGAACAACAGGCCGGTGGGGACGTGGGCGTTCAATGATGTTCCTGCGCTGGATACCCCACAAGAATTAGCTGATGCCCGCTGCTCTGCGGCTGTAAAATTTATAAATGGTGGCCCGGATGTTTGGCTATGCATGTATTCTGGCGGGCGTTTACATCAGCCACTGCTTGTTACCACATCGCCCTCTAGTATTGCCCATCTGGCCCGTTTT